CAAGGATTTCAATTGCGTTGCGTTAGATGTGATAAGAATATTATCCATCTTGATTTAATGGGACGCAAGGTGAGGTGTATTGATGGTCATTAGATTAATAGGATTACTTGGCGGATTTACTCTTGCAATGCTTGGCACTATTTATATGTTTGAGGTAGAGATATGGCTTGGCTTTGCCATTATCTGCGTGGGTATCTACGGTATGTTCCGTAGTATTCCTAACTAACTTAGAGCAAGGCGGATCTTCCGCCTTGCCACAACAAGGCTCATTCCTTCCGCCCGTTGCCGTTCTCCCTTCTCCCATTTTGCCGACCTTATGTGTACAGAGTATTGAAAATATTTAGAGTAAAGAGTAAGATCAATAGAAAGACTGGGGTAACAAACGATATGGGACTCCTGCTAAAAATTTTTTGGAATTTTTAAACTTTATGAACCTTGAATTACTTACCACTGAACAACTTCGAACACGAGTTGAAAAAACCTGGATAGAGCATATTAAACTTTGCCAAGATAATTTTTTATATTTTGTTAGAGAAGTATGGCCTGAATTTATTTATAGAAAAACTGCTAACCCTTCAGAATGGGGCCATCATCAAATTATTGCAAATGAATATACCAAAATTGCTAATGAGCGTAAGGGTCGTTTAATTATTAACATGCCCCCTCGTCATACTAAATCAGAATTTGCTTCGGTTTATTTTCCAGCTTGGTTAATGGGAAGAAATCCTAAAATGAAATTAATGCAAGTTTCTCACAATACAGAATTAGCTACTCGTTTTGGTAGTAAGGTTCGTAATTTATTGGCTTCCCCTGAGTATTCACAAGTCTTTGGAGATGTTAGACTACGAGAAGACGCAAAAGCTAAGGGCAAGTGGGAAACAAATCATGGAGGCGAATATTTCGCCGCAGGTGTAGGAGGAGCAATCACTGGACGTGGAGCGGATCTATTGATTATTGACGATCCCCACACAGAGCAGGATTCATACTCCGAGGGATCCATGGAGCGTGCATATGAGTGGTATACATCAGGACCCCGGCAACGTTTACAGCCTGGAGGGTCCATTGTTCTTGTTATGACGCGTTGGGCNGAAAATGATCTGACCGGTCGTTTAATCAAANCTCAAAAAGAAATTAAAGCGGATAAATGGAAACAAATTTCTTTTCCAGCTATTTTACCTTCCGGTAATCCGGTATGGCCTGAGTATTGGGATAAAGAAGAACTTGAAAAAGTTAAAGCTTCGTTACCGATTCGAAATTGGTCAGCTCAGTACATGCAAAACCCCACTTCTGAAGAAGGAGCGATTCTCAAAAGAGAGTGGTGGCAAAAATGGCCAGGAGGAATGCCTTCTTTAAAACATGTTATTCAATCTTATGATACGGCTTTTTCTAAAAAAGAAACGGCTGACTATTCAGCGATTACGACCTGGGGAGTTTTTAAACCCGCTGAAGATCAACCTGAATCTTTAATGCTTTTAGACGCGACCCGTGGAAAATGGGACTTTCCTGAATTAAAAGCGATTGCGTTAGATGCCTACAAGTATTGGGAACCGGAGTCCGTGATTATTGAACAAAAAGCCACGGGTCAACCTTTAACCCAAGAGTTTAGACGAATGGGAATCCCAGTTATTGATTTTGTGCCTTCTAAGGGAAAAGACAAACACGCACGGGTCAACGCGGTGGCTCCAGTTTTTGAATCCGGAGGAGTATGGTATCCGGAAGACGAAAAATGGGCTCAAGAAGTCATTGAAGAATGCGCTGCCTTTCCTCATGGAGAAAATGATGACTACGTAGATACCGTGACTCAGGCTGTGTTAAGATATCGACAAGGATATTTTATTTCAACTTATTCAGATAAAGAAGAAGTTGAAGATTATAACAAGAGACAAAGATTTGTGTATTATTAATTATGGTAGTAGTCGGTATAGCAGCACGATTAGCAGCGCGTAAATTAGCGAAGAAGCTCGCTCAAAAAGCAGCCCAAAAAGCTTGGCGCCAAAGCGCACGCGGAAAAGCATTAATTAAAAAAGCAAGCAAGAAACAAAACCTTATAGCGAAGGGCGTTCATAAAGACGTTCCTAGAAGAGCCATAAGTGATCGTTACTATAAGTTTAAACAAAAACCGAAACACCGAGGAGGAGGACCACACCGTCATCCACAAATATCCGCTATGCATCCAGGAGCAGCAGAAATTCGAGTTAATCCAAAGGTTTTATCAGTAGCAACACGTCGGGGTTCTTTTAAAGGAGCTCGTCATTTAGATGAAACCTGGCTAGACCAAAATGCTCGTTTATATGGGGGAATCCATATGTCTCAAGAGCCTTCTAAAATTAAGAAGAGTATAAAGATATTAACGAAGAAAAAACATTTAAGAAAAAAAGCCCTAGGTGGCTTCATTATCGGCAAGAATGTAGACTGTAGTCTCCTTTAGTAAATTTCCAAACAATAGTTAAAAAAAATAAATATCCCCTACTGCGGCAACACTTATTTTTTGCCTTAATTCACTTTGCTCAATTCTAGAGCATTTCTAAAAAGTCCATATGATATAATTACAAATGAAAGGGAAAAAATGAAAAAGTTATATTATATTAAATGCCGATGCTATGCCAATGCTTATGGACCCGGCGAGGCTTGGACGTGTGATGTTACGGATTCTATTATAGAAGCCAATGCACTTCTCAAAGAGTACAAGCTGGATGATCCACGGGCTAACTATAAAATAGTCCATAGCCCAGGACCGGAAGGGGTTCAAAAGTCCTGGTTTAATAAGGTTCGGTTTGATAAGTTTGTGAAATAGCCATTGATAGTTGTAGTGGAATAGCGTAAGTGGTATTATCTTACTAGTTTATATAAACATAAGGAGATATATATCATGGCAAATACAAGACGCGAAAATCGTATTGAAGAGCTTGGTAGAGTGGACGCTGAAACAGCGCACACTNGTAAAGGTAAGAAAAACCTTTCGGCTGAGAAAAGACGAATTCGCAAAGAACTACACGCAAAAACAGGTACAATGGTTAAAGCTAAACAAGGCACTTACTCTAGAGAAGATGAATCGATTGCAATGAGACTTGGTAAGAAAAAAACCAAGCACGATAAAAAAGTTGCAAGAGATGAATCTTATGGAGACTGGGGCAAGCGTAAAAAAGATTGGAAAACTAAAAAAGCAAAAACAGGTTCGATGATCAAAGCTAAAAGAGGAAAGAAAATTCTNANAGCGGCAGCAGCAGCTGGTGCAGCTTATCTTGCAAGTAAACATTTAGGTAAACCAGGTTATAAAAACGTTCACGAGACTAAAGCAATTACTCAAACTCCAGGAAGATGGAGAAACGTCAAATATCCTAAAGATATTCACCCAGGTACATCAGGACTTCATCACGCGATCAAAGAAAAAAAAGGGGATATCTATCCGGAATTTTGGGGTGGAGCTAAAACTGGTAAAATGATTAAAGCTAAAGGTAGTGTTTTTGTTAAAACAAGAATTGGTAGAAATAAAAGAACACTAACATTTTAATAATGGCCGATGTCGAGAATAAAACTACTGAAGTTATTGAAACTCCAGGAGCTGAAGAAGCTACGGTGGATATCGAAACCCCAACTGAAGATATTTTGGAAGAAGAGGTTGTCGAAGAGCCACAAGATTTTCATGCTAATCTTGCAGCCGAAATGGATCAACGAACGCTTCAGAGGTTGGCGACCACTTTAATCGACGATTACAAACGAGANNGAATNTCAAGAAAAGATTGGGAGCAGGGTTATACTCAAGGTTTAGATCTTTTAGGATTTAAATATACAGAGATGACCCGCCCCTTTCGAGGTTCGGCGAATGTTACTCACCCTTTATTAGCGGAAGCGGTTACTCAATTTCAAGCACAAGCTTATAAAGAATTACTTCCATCCGGAGGTCCAGTTAAATGTCAAATTGTGGGGGATGAAACTCCTCAAGTGTATCAACAATCAAATCGAGTTGAGCAATTCATGAACTATATGTTAATGGATAAAATGGAAGAGTATACTCCTGAGTTTGACCAATTACTTTTTTTATTACCATTAGCTGGGTCTGCTTTTAAAAAAGTTTATTATGATGAAATCATGGAACGAGCTATTTCAAAATTCGTTCCCTCAGAAGATTTAGTGGTTCCTTATTATGCCACTGATTTACTTGATTGTGAAAGAATTACTCATGTAGTTAAAATGAGTGAAAATGAAATTTTAAAAAAACAAAAAGCTGGATTTTATTTGGATATTGACTTGAAACCTATTAACACAGGGGTTTCCGATATTCAAAAAAAATACAATGAACTAGAGGGAATTGTCCCTACAGCAGATCGTCAAACTAATTTTAATATTTTAGAAATGCATGTCGATTTGGATTTAGAAGAATATGAAATTGAAAGAGGGAGCAAAACTCCTAAAAATGTTAAAGTCCCTTATATTGTCACTTTAGACGAAGGATCTAACCAAGTTTTATCCGTTTATCGTAATTATGCAGAAGAGGATGAAACAAAAAAACGAATTGAATATTTTGTTCATTATAAATTTTTACCTGGCTTAGGATTTTATGGCTTCGGTCTCATACACATGATCGGTGGGCTTTCAAGAACCGCAACGCAAGCGCTTAGACAACTGCTAGATGCAGGTACCTTAAGCAACCTGCCGGCCGGTTTTAAATCCCGTGGAATCAGAATTAGAGACGATGATCAACCTTTCCAACCTGGAGAGTTTCGTGATGTCGATGCTCCAGGTGGAAACATCAAAGATCAATTTCAAATTTTACCTTTCAAAGAACCCAGTGCTACTTTAATGCAGTTATTAGGATTTGTAGTAGGAGCAGGTCAACGTTTTGCAGCTATTACAGATATGGCAACGGGTAATGACCAACAGAATAGAAATGTAGGAACAACCATGGCTTTATTAGAGCGAGGTTCGAGGGTCATGAATGCTGTACACAAAAGATGCTATTACGCTATGCGTAATGAATTTAGACTCTTAGCTAAAATTTTTTCGACTTACTTACCTCCAATTTATCCTTATGCGGTTTATGGAGCGAATCGAATGGTCAAAGTTCAAGACTTTGATGACCGGGTTGATGTTATCCCGGTTGCAGATCCTAATATTTATAGCTTAACGCAACGAGTGACATTGGCTCAAACGAATTTACAGATTGCGCAATCTAATCCAAGAATGCATAATTTAAGAGAAGCCTATCGAAGAGTTTACGAAGCGCTAGGAACTAAAGACATTGATAAAATTTTAAAACCGGAACCCCAGCCTCAACCGAAAGATCCAGCTATCGAAAATGCAGAAGCATTAAAAATGGAAATGTTATTTGCTTTTCCAACTCAGGATCATGAAGCACATATCGCGGCTCACGGAGCTTTTATTCAATCCCGAATGGTTCAGATTAATCCTATGGTCCATGCGATGTTAACCGGTCATATTTCTGATCACGTCAGTTTACAAGCGCAAGCCGAAGTGGGAGCTTTAATTCAAGATAATCCGGATATTCAAGCTCAATTACAGCAAGATCCTGAAGGGGCGCGAGTAAGAATTGAAGCAATGATTGCACAACGAATCGCTGAAATTACGGAACGATTAGTAAAGATGTCTATTGTAGGGCAACAAAAAGACCCTTTAGTGATGTTGAAACAACAAGAACTAGATTTAAAAGCTATGGATATGCAGCGTAAATCTTCTGAAAAAATGGCAGACATTGGTATGAAGGAAGGTCAATTTGAAGAAAAGATTGATGTGGAAAAAATGAAATTAGAAGACGCTGAAGATCAAGCAAAAGAAAGAATTCGTGTAGCCGACGATAAGATGGATATGACTCGAGATATTGCTGAACAAAAACTTCAAGTAGAAAAAATGAAGCGAACAGCAGAAGATCGTCGAACGAAAGCTATTAGGAAGAAAAAATAATGCCTGAATGGGATTCCGCATATGGAGCAAAAAGCAAAGCCGCTTTTGATGCTGGAAAAGCTCCTAAAGGAACTTATGGAGGAAATGGAAGTAATAAAAACATTTCCGCCAAGAACGTTGTTCAAGGGGTTAGCACCGCAGCTAACGTTGTTAAAGGGAATATAGCGGGAGCAGCATCTAGTGTGCTATCGCTGCCCACTCTCCTCTTTGGTTTCCTAAAAGAAAGCCCACAAAAAAAATCAGAACGATACAAGAAAAAAGGATTTGATATTAATAATCCAGCTGAAATGAAATCAGCTACGCAAAAACCTAAATGGGAAGGACCACAAGGACATCAATCCGGCATAAAGGCTTTAACAACCGCTCCAGTTACTAGTGTAGTTTCGGAACCGGAGACCAAGGGTTATGAATGGGGCTTTCAATCTTATAGCAAAGGAAACCTCGTTAAAGGTACGAAACAAGAATTATCAGGGGGAAAACGATTTGGTCCTCCTCCACTCAAAGGACCTGACCCACAAGGGTTAGATGTGATATTATCTAACACAGATTATTTTAAGGATTTAGTAAAATGATATTAGATAAAAAATTTGTAGCTGCAAGTAAATATGCCAAAAAAGGTTTGCATCAAAAACAAATGTTGAGACACCAAATTACTCCTCTTCGAGCTAAAAAAGGTAAAAAAATTAAATATCCTCGTCCTCATGAACTGACAGAAGAAGAATTAAAAAAAATATATCCTGGTCAATTTATAAATGAAAGTAATGCATTAGCACCCAAACGTTATACCAAGGGACGAAAACAAGGAGGTCCTGTTAAATTATTAGCTGGAGCTCTTTTAACCAAAGGCATTAAACTCGCTTACAAAGGGATTAAAAACTTTCCTAAAGTAAAAGGAAAACTTTATTCTAAAACGGCTAAATTACCAACCGGGGAAAAGGTCAAAGTAGGTACGCTTAGAAAACTTGCTTTAACAGAAACGTTGCGTCAACGAGTTCAAAAACTAGCAAAAATAGCGGTTAAAAATAATTTGAAAGCACGTAGTCTTTTAAGATCTAGAATGACTCCTTGGACTCCAGGTAAAGGAACACCCGTAGCCTATAAAGGGAAAAAAGTTGCAACAGCTATGTTAAAGAAAAATCAATATAAAAACATTCATAGATACACAGGAAAAGAAACCGGGAAAAAAGTATCGAAGTTAGAAGGAGATTTTAAGAAGTTAGGGACCTACCAAGCTAAATTAGAATCTACTTTTAAAACTAAACACGCTACTGGGGGCTTGATTATTGGGAAGAACATTGATAGGGATTTATTATAATGGCTTGGTTTGGATTAGCAAAAATAGCACTACAGGCGGGAAGTAAAATTTACGCCAATCGTCAACGTACGAAGATGGCGATGTCTGACGCACAGTTAATGCATGCAGAAAAAATGGCGCGAGGTGAGGAAACTTACCAGGGCAAACTTTTAGAAGCCCGGCAAAACGACTACAAGGACGAAATCGTTCTTGCGATACTTACACTCCCCATCCTGGTGCTCGCCTGGTCGGTGTGGACAGAGGATCCGGCGGCTATGGAGAAGATAGAAATCTTTTTTGAGTATTTTTCTAACCTTCCAAAATGGTTCACAAATTTATGGATTCTTGTCGTGGCGAGCGTTTTTGGCATAAAGGGAACTCAGGTCTTCAGGAATGGTGGCAAGAAATAAAAAATTTCCATGCCTGTTTTAACCATCGATTGTGACTGGGCTAAAACTCACGAAAAATTCATTCAACTTATTCATCTTGTATTAGATAAATATCCTATTGCTGAAGAACTTATTTTTATTCAAGAACATCATCAAGCTTATCCTTTAATTCAAAAAGGAGAAATTTTATATAATATCGATCATCATCATGATTTAGGTTATGAGAATAATCATTTAATAGTGGAAAAACAAGGAAGATATGGACCAGCCAATTGGATCTATGCTCTTATTTATCAAAACATTATTACAGAATATCATTGGATCGCTAATATTGATTCCGATTATTATTTTCCGGATATTGAAAATAAAATGAACAATGTTAAAACATTCACTCGAGAACTAACGTTCGATAAAATTTATCCTTTATCCTTTAAAAAAATTATTATTTGTGAAAGTAGACGCTACGAAAAAAGAGCTGCAGCTACCTTTGATGTATTAAAGGCTATTGCAAAAACTCATAAAAATGTTAAAACAATTGATAGTATGAATTCTACTACAGCTCTCCATGTCTGAACCCATTATTAACTTTTTTACACCTACCTTAGGAGAAGAGCTCTTGGTGGATACTATTAAAAGTGTCCAAAATCAGACGGTGCCTAATTTTAAACACACTCTTGTTACGGATACTCCGGAGGGTAATGCCATTGTTAAAAAAATTTTAGAGTATTATAAACCTAAAAATACCCTTCATTATCATATTCAAGAAAGAGTTACAAAGGGAAGACCGGAACCTTTAATTTCAGGATTTGTTCATTTAATTAGTTATGATTATTTTCAAGTTTTAGGAGCGGGGGATTGGTTAGAACCTAATCATTGTGAAGTCGTTTTAAAAACATTTGAAGAAACCAAAGCAGATTGGGTATTCAGTTTAAGACGTATTTGGGATCCTGATAAAAAATTAATTTGTAAGGATACTTTTGAATCGATTGGATTTCATCCTGTATGGAATAGTTATGAAGTTAAACAACAAACGGGACAGGATTATTATTTTGTGGATGGTCAATCTTTCATTTGTCCTAAAGATAAATTAATATGGTTAGCTCCCCTGTGGCACCTAACCCGAATGTTGAAGCAGAGAACCGATAAAGTCTTATTTGATAATTTAGCCAGTAAATATCCTAATTTTAAATGTACTAAACAATATACCTTGAATTTTAGATTAGGACGCGGTACAAAAGAACAATTAGAGCATGCAAAACAATGGTATTTAAAAGGTAAAGAATATATGGATAAAAAATATCCGGATGGGAACTTTCCATGGCTGATTTAAATTTAGACCCTTTTACACTACAAACCTTAAAAGTTCATATTAATAAAGAAATTAATGCGGTTAAAGATCATATTTGCCAGGGTGTAGACACACTTGAGAAATTGCAGTATTCTAGAGGTCGACTCAATGCTTATGAAGCATTGCTTCAGGACTTTAAGAACCTGCAAAAGGAGAATATTGATGGCGACACTAATAAAACCTAAAGGATTAGAAATTCCTAATCCGTCCCCCAACTCTGAAGCTAGACAGCCGGTTCCTACAAAAAGCGAGGACGTTCAAAAATATTTAGCGATTCTCCCAAAACCTGTAGGTTATCGTATGTTAGTAAGGCCTTGGTCCGGTGAAAAGAAAACCAAAGGTGGAATTCTTTTATCGGATACAACACAAGAGATGATTGAGATGACAACTGTTGTCGGATTAGTCATTATGATGGGAGATCTTTGTTATAAAGATAAAGATAAATTTCCAACTGGAGCTTGGTGTAAAGAAGGACAGTTTGTTATTTATGGGCGCTATGCTGGATCTCGATTTAAAACTAAATTTGGTGAACACCGAATTTTAAACGATGATGAAATCATAGCCACGATTAAAAAGCCGGAAGATATTCTTCACTTATATTAGGAGGATAACCGATGGCAGAAGAAGCAACACAGCCTAAAGAAGTTGATCTTGATACGGATGATGTTAAAGAAAAAGATCAAACCGTTCAAGTTAAACCGGAAGAGGTTAAGAAAGACGAAAAAGAAGATATCAATCTAAATAAAGGGGAAGTTGATTTAGGATATACCGATCACGTAGAAAAAAAAGCTGAAAAGGCTAAAGTGATGGTGGAAGAAGAAAAAGAAGAACCTGAACCAGCCCTACAAGAAAAACCGATTGATGATCTTTCAAAGATCTCAGGGAATGTTCAAAAAAGAATTGATAAACTAACTCATCGTTATAGAGAAGCTGAAAGAAGAGAAAGAGCAGCTCTAGACTTTGCAAAAGGTTTACAAAAAAAATATGACCATTCTATGGATCAGTTCAAAGCTGCGGATCAACAGTATCTAAAAGAATTTGATGCAAGAGTTGATTCTCAACGTGAACAAGTAAAAAATCAATTGAAAGATGCAATAACTTCTCAAGACGCTGACAAAATTATGTCAGCTAATGATAAGCTAACACAACTAGCAGTTGAGAAAGAAAAAGCGCGCCTTAAAATTGCCGAAAATGAACAACGGGAAAAAGAGGTAGCAGAACGAGGAAAAAGTACACAAACCGGTACTGATCAGATTCCTGATCAACTACCTCAGCCTAGTGAAAAAGCGAGAAATTGGGCTGAAAAAAATGAATGGTTTGGTAAAGACAAGGTCATGACTAACGCAGCATGGAGTATCCATGATGATATTGCTAGTCGTGGTATTGAAGTAGACAGTCAGGAGTATTATACTGAGATAAATCGTCAGATGAAAAGTTATTTTCCTGATCGATTTAATACGGATTCTACCGAAGAGAAAGCCGAGCCACGAAGACCCGTCCAAACGGTGGCTTCAGCTGGTAGAAAACAACAAGGACGCAGAACTGTGAGACTCACCAAATCACAGGTGGCTATTGCTAAAAAATTAGGGGTGCCACTAGAAGAATACGCTAAATACGTGAAGGAGGAAGCATGACCAAAGAGTCAAGTGATAAATTAAAGACCTCACGCGCGTCACAAGAGAGATCAAAAGAACAACGTAATCAACCTTGGACGCCACCATCTAGTCTCGATGCGCCACCAGCGCCTAAAGGCTATATCCAGCGATGGATAAGAGTCGAGTCAATGGGTTTTCAAGATACTGGAAATGTATCTAAGAAACTGAGAGAAGGATGGGAATTTGTTAGAGCTGATACACTGAAGAGTGAAATNGGAGCTAATGATTATCCATCAATTATGGAAGGAAAATACGCTGGTTTAATTGGGGTTAGTGGCCTTGTGTTGGCAAGGATACCTGAAGAGATTGCGAAATCGCGCGCTGAATATTTTAGAAGAATTTCAGCTGATCAAATGAACGCGGTGGATAATGATCTTATGAAGGAGCAACGACCGGGAATGCCTATCAATATAGATAGACAGTCACGGGTAACTTTTGGTGGCGGACGAAAACCTAATTAATTTTTTGGTAAAAGTCCAACATCGATATTTGTTTAACCAAGGAGGATAGACTATGGCGAACGTGTCAGAAAAATTCGGACTTAAACCAGTTCGAAAAATTGACGGATCACCATTTATCAATGCCCAAAACAGATATCGTATTGCAAGTGGATATGGAACAGCAATTTTCCAAGGCGACCTGGTAACCCCAGTAGCTGCGGGTGGAATTGAACGACATACTGCGAATAGTACGACGGCTGTAGTTGGAGTATTTAATGGTGTATTCTATACCGACCCGACAACATCTAAACCTACATGGAAAAACTATTATCCAGGTTCAATTTCAGCTAGTGATATTATTGCTACTGTTCTTGATGATCCGGATTTAGTTGCTTCCATTGATTCAGATGGAGCATTTGCTGTTGCAGATATTTTTAAAAATTTCTCAGTAACGAATGTAACGGGTAATACTAACAGTGGTACATCTAAAGTTCAGCTAGACTATTCTGTTTCCGGAACAGCTTCAACTTTTGTAATACAAGCAATTGATATTTCACAAAATGTTGACAATTCCGACGCAGGATCAGCGAACGTAAATGTCCTTGTTAGAATCAACAACCACTTCTACAGAAGTGGTACAGGTCTATAATAGAGGAGAATAACTTATGGCTATATCACGATCACAACTAGTTAAAGAACTAGAGCCAGGTTTGAATGCTTTATTTGGCCTGGAATATAATAGATACGACAATGAAGCAGCGATGATATTCGCTACAGAAACTTCGGACAGAGCGTTTGAAGAAGAAGTCATGCTTTCAGGATTTGGTGCAGCAGCAGTAAAAACTGAAGGTGCGATGGTAAACTACGATGACGCTAAAGAAGTCTACACAGCTAGATACACTAACGAGACAATTGCTCTCGCTTTTGCTATCACTGAAGAGGCGATCGAAGATAACCTGTACGATAGATTGGCAGCAAGATATACTAGAGCATTAGCAAGATCTATGGCGCATACTAAACAAGTTAAAGCGGCATATGTTCTTAACAATGCATTTACTGGTGGACCAACTGGAGGAGACGGTGTTTCTTTATGTAACACTTCTCACCCGTTAGCTACTGGCGGTACATTCAGAAACCAATTATCAACTGCAGCAGATTTGGCGGAAACTTCACTTGAACAAGCATTAATAGATATTGCAGCGTTCGTAGACGAAAGAGGATTAAAAATCGCTCTTCAAGGTGTAAGAATGATAATTCCAAAAGAATTACAATTTACAGCTGAGAGAATTTTAAGATCACCTTTATCTACAACTGCTGGTGGTTCAAACGCTTTTGCTAAGAACGACATCAATGCAGTATTAAATATGGGAATGGTTCCACAAGGTTTCTTTGTGAATCACTACCTAACAGATACTGATGCTTTCTTCTTAATTACGGATGCACCTAATGGATTGAAACATTTCCTTAGAGCTCCTATTAAGACAGCAATTGAAGGAGATTTCGACACTGGTAACGTGAGATTCAAAGCTAGAGAAAGATACAGCTTCGGCTGGTCTGACCCTAGAGGAATTTTCGCATCACCTGGTGTGTAATCAGTAAATTTAGTGTGAGGGCGTTGTATAGACGCCCTTACACAAGTAAGATAGAATAAGAGAATTATGGGATTTACAACTATTAAATCGAAGCATTTAAGTGCTTCCGGAGCTATTGTAGGAGGCTCAGCTAGAATAAAATCCGTTTATTGTGTTCACGGAGCGGGTGCCGGTATCATCGATATTAAAGATGGTGGTGCAGCCGGAACGACGGTAGCAACTATTAATACAGCAACCGTTGCAGATGAATATCAAATTAATTTTCCGGAACCCGGTATCAGATGCACGGATGTTACTAACGGTTCCTACGCATTATTAAGTGGCGGGGTTAGCTTTGTCACTATCTTTTACGATTAATTTTTCAAATACATTTAAGGAGGCTTTATGGAAACTGTTATAGAGGCTGCTAAACATTTATGGAAAGATCACAGAAAAATGGTGATCGGAGCAGCAGTAGTAATTGTTATATTAGTTATCGCGGCATTATAAGATGAGTGAATGTAAGGGATGTACATGTGATTGCAGTTGCGATAAGCAATGTGTAGACTGTAAATGTGAAAACTGTGATTGTAAAAAAACTCAAGGTGTGGTAGTAGATGACACAAATGAATGTGAGGTATGTCAGTGAATAAATTATATTTGGTATTAGCATTACTATTCGCTTTAAGCGCCTGTTCGGTAGGACCTAAATGTACCTATACACAAGAAGGAACAAAAATTTCATCTTGGGTATGGTTTTTTAATGGAGAAAAGCCTACAGACGTTGATAAAATGAATTGTAATTAATATCCACGTGTTAAATCTTTAGGGGATTAAGAAAGGGTAGTTATTCCCTTGATTTTATGATACATGAGTTATTTAAATGCAAACATTCCAATTACATATGCAAAAGTGCGCAGAGAGTATCTCTATGATTTACAAAAACATCATGGGGAAACTGAAGAATGTGTTATCTTTGGATTGGCATCCATTACAGGGCGTGCGGTCCTTTTTCATTGTATGCTGGAAAATGGGGCAATCTTTTATCGTCTCCCTATTTCAGCCTTCATTCAAAGAGCGTATGATATACACAAGGTTCCTAGGATGCGACTTGATGAGTTGGAGTTATGGAATTCTTTTAGTTACTATCCTAGTATTATTACTTATGATTTCTTAGGTGGACAAAAATGCAAATTTTTAGGAAAAGACAAAAAATTTTATATAGGGGAATATTTATTTACAATCGATTGGGGTCATCCTGATGCCAACATTCTTGATAGCGATCATTCTGAAGTTGTCCATGAGCACAAGTGTGGTCACCTCATCGCACTTGACAATGGTAACTTTGCCATCCAACCTAACAACCGTATATTGTGGAGCGTCGGTAATTTCACAGTTAAAGCAGGCAGAGAGTGGCCCGATTATAAGGTCCAAACATCCGAATGGAACGTCGAAAATAATACATGGGTCACGGAAAATAGTGACCGAATGTTTTATGAAATAAAAGATCCTGAACAGTCTTCAACACCCCCTAATACATGGGGTATAATATCCAAGAAATAATATGGCGGATAAAATTTTACCAATGCTGATTGGCTTGCTCATAGCTCTTGGAGGGTGGAGCCTTTCGCGTACATTTGAGCTTTCAACTATTCAAGCAGTTCACGAAGATAAAGTGCAAGTGTTAAGAGAACAGGTTTTAAAATTAGAAGAACAGGTTGATAAAATGATGGATTCCGATGAAGATATTATGGATCAACATAAAAAATTATTTAAAATTTTAGAACAAGGAAATACTCCATCAGGGAGTTATAATTATAACTAATGCCTAAACCTCTCAGAATCTCAGAAGAAGCAGCCGTGCAGATGCCGATGAAAACCGTAGCCTCTTTGATCTGCATGGTCGCGATCGGGACCTGGGCTTACTTCGGTATCATTGAAACTCAAAACAAGCTTTCAACAGA